CATGTTTTTTCCTTTGATCTGTCATCAGCTACTGATAGACTTCCTATGTGGATACAGACCCAGTTCTTGGGTATAATCCTGAAGGACACAGACTATGCTTCTGCATGGTCTGATCTTTTAACACAGCGAAGATATTTCTATCAACTCGGTGCCTATCAGCAACACTGGAAGGTTGGTCTTTTGCAAAGACTGGTCCTATCTCAGATTCTGTAGCTTACGCTACGGGACAGCCAATGGGAGCACTATCTAGTTGGGGAATGTTAGCGCTTACGCATCATTTCATAGTCCAACTTTCTTTCTGGATAGTCACAAAATCAAAAAAAGGATATATTCCTAACAGACTCTTTACGAGTTATGCTCTGCTAGGTGATGATATAGTAATCTGGGATAAGGATGTAGCTGATTACTACCTGGTTATTATGCGATTACTTGATGTTAAAGTAGGATTGGCAAAATCTGTTCTCTCTCCTAACGGATTGGGACTTGAATTTGCTAAACGAACTATTATCAAGGGGGTCGATATTTCCCCTATCCCCATAAAAGAGCTCCGTGAATCGATCCAATCTATCCCTGCATTTATTGCATTTAAATCTAAGTACTCAATACCTGTCTTAATTGGTATGAGGTTATTAGGTTTTGGGTATAAGGTTCGGTCGATAATCCCGGATCTATCAAATTGTCATAATAGATATAAACTAGTGCTGACCAATGAATTATTGAATAATTCACTGCACGCACCCGGTTCATTATTCTTGTCTGACTTTATGGTAGGTCCTGGTGTCGTTGATGCTTTTAAAGATTCAGTATATTATTCGCAGACAAAGAATTTTTCTACGAATATCTTACCTTTAGATGAAAGTCTAAAAATAAGATTATATGCTGAATTCATTAAGAGCTTAATCAATGAAACTCGGAGTTCCATTACTACACTTCTTAAGAACGAAGTTAGTCTTAAGGCTCATCTTGTATCATGGAAAAAATCCACCCTCAGATTACCTGAGGTTACAATTACTAGAGGTAATGAGACAATCTTTGAATTTGTCCCGATACACAAGTACGAGGAATATAAGGCGAAGTACCTTAATAAGGCTACATGTGAAGGATCCTGGGTAACCAAGAAACTTGCACATATGTACTTTATTGAGATAACTAGACCGTCTATCGTTACGTATCCTGGGCCGGTCTTCTTACTTAAAGGCCAGCCTTGCACTCTTGCAGAGTTTCTGAAACACTTTGCATTCGAGTCATTACCTCTCCCTACTACTCCCCCTCCCTTCAGTTTGGATATTTGGGGTCAGACATTTCGAAACTCTGCTGGTTTTCAGACCCAGACAAAGATAATGAATGACTTTTGGTCAACCCATCGGAGTTTTTTTCCAATTGAGAAAAAGACAAAACATGGGTTCATTAGCCTAACCCCTCTAAAGGAAATCTTTGGATTATTCAACCCCACTTACGAGAGTAGGATGTTAGACACCTCTTTGATTCCATATGGAAAAGAGGCATTTATTGCATCCCTTCCTATAATGCACTTCTATGTATATGAGTCGGAGTACCGAAACCTTTTATCAAGGACCTCGTCAATCTTAGCAAAGCTAAGATATGCTGAAGAAACTCTTTGT